CACTATTTTGTACCAATCTTTATAGAAATGTAAACTATGAGAAACACAATCAATGCCCAGATGTAGACAAAGTCGCTATCTAGCATGACTATCTACAGATCGGTTAGTAGCCTCTAGACTGCGCCATATCTCGACTTTGAGTTGTGCAGCAGTCAGCATCCATTTAATCTTTTCCTCGCACTCCACAGCCTCTTTTAAGCCCTCTAGCAAGCCAATATACTCTGGGTCTGCATACGCATCTACTTCTGCTGCTGCAACAGACTTAGCGGATGACTTAGACATAAGAATACTACGCTTAGACTTTAAGAAGTTCTCCAAGTAAATTCTATTTGCCTTGGCTTTAGCAAAATCTCCTGAATACTTCATTATGTACTCTACTGCTTTTGTTGGATCTATATCCATTTTCCCCATTCTCCCTTATTGCCTTTTTGCCATTGGTCTGCAAATAGATTTAGTAATTTGCTATCGATTTGGTATTTCGATAAATATTCTCTAAACTTCTGTAAACCCCAAACTGCTCTCCATTTACAGAGTTGCCGTACTGCCGATCTTTGCCGAAAGTCTGGCTCTGAACTGGGCAAAAGATTCTCCTGCATATGGGTTTAATCCTAACTCTCTGCCTTTGGCTAAAGTAAGTTCATCGCTTGCATACCAAGGTAAAGGAGGTCTTTTATTCTCTTTCTGCTCGATAACAAGCTCATCCTCAAATCTTTCCTGATTTAACCAGGTAGATGCATGAGGAATAAACTCCCAATCAGTTCCTTTTGCTGACCAATACTTACGATGCTCTACTATTGCCTCTAGTGCCTTTTGTTGGTTGTCTAGACTTAGTTTTTCCCACGATCTTTTTGCTGTTAGCTTTCCGACTTTTTTTGGATATTGCGACCAAAAGTTCTCGAATTTCATTTTCCCTTTTCCCTTTCATGTTTTCTATTGCCTTCACCAACATACTTTCCAAACCATGTTGCAACAACATCTTATGCCCCTGACTATCAAACACTACCTCTACATTAGCAGAGCCATCTATGTTTTCTCTAATCCGTTTGATCTGTATCAGCATCCATCCACACCTTTATGTTTTGATTAAAGTCTGCTTTCATAAGAACTGGCTTATTTAAGCAATCTAGCATTTTATACAAAGTCTGTTTTACTTCTTCTTTATCTTCTCCCATCACACCAACACCTCTTGCTGTGTACAGATAAGGCTCATGGTTCTTATCGTAAAAGACCTCGCAAACCTCTACCCAAGGATTTCCATCGTTCTCGTCTGAAAAGTCTACCACTCTATGATTCCAATGCATTATTTACTCGCCAAGATGTAAAGACCAACATTACTAAATGCATAACCTGTATATACAACTGCCATAGGCATATTCCCTTTTAGGGCTTGTTCACACCCAATATAGGCATAGATTAAGCCGGTAACGATAATTAACCAAGCACTCATTTTTTTCTCAACGCTATATGCTTTTGTAAGATATGCCAGAACTCAGATTTTATTACTTTCATTTTTTCCCCTTGTAACTTTAATAATCTTATACGAGTTCTACAAATAAGTGTTAAGTATTTTCCCTAATGTATCGTATTTGTTGCATTAACTACTTTTAGGTATCTTTTATGTTACAAATACAACTTGTATATAAATGTTAGTTTTCTATACATTTTGTTACAACATATATATATTTTGTATATATTTAGACAATACTCTACTTTAGGTGATATGCCTTATCAACCTGATCCATCTGTTACCAGACTAATCCTTCCTAAGATAATGTTCAATCATTTGTAGACTTATATATCACCCTTGATCTACAAATTTGTGCAGTACCCATTTAAGTCTGCGAGGCTTGCCATCCTAGTAGTGAGCCTATCTTTTCTTCCACGCTGCCGATATAAGCACTTAATTTCGCTTGGAGTGCGAACGCAGAAAACAAAAAACCCTTAAAGGATGTTCTGAGTTCTCCCCTTTAGAAAAATGTGCTTGCAGGAAACACTTTGCTAAAGCCTCAAAACACCCATTAAGGGCATCTTTCACAGGGGAGATTCTGAGATTATCTAAATTATAAATCAAAACTCAAACTCTTTGTAATCATACCTCCCATTTTCTTTTTTGTACCAGCCGAAAACCAAGACACGCCAATTTGACCTTAAAACTTCTGGCAATATAGGCGATTCGCTTATTTTTTTTATCCGAGTAGACATATTGCTTTTGGAAGTAAGTTGGATGGCTACAGTCTCTCCGTTTCCAATAGCCAATATGTCGAATATGCCAAACAAATCTTTTTTTCGTTTGGTAAAAGCGTTGTACGATTCCACGACATCGCATTGGTAGCCTCTTTCGGTCATTAGCGCGATAGTGCGCTGATTAAGACTAGCCAAGGTCTTGCTCTGTTATTTTGCCTTCTGAGGCAATAATGATGGCTTTGTGGTGCTTTTGTGGGATGCTGTTACGCATTGACCAAGCATAAACTGTTACATACTTCATGCCGAGCTTGTCTGCTATATCTTTGTAGCTGCCAAATACTTCTAGCAATTTATCAAAGTGTTGTTTTTGTGCAACAGTATCCATAACTTCTCCTTTTGTAGATCTTTGATTCTAGCCTAATTCTGTAGAAATGTAGATATTAGGGTTTGTCCTAGTATAAATATTCTACAAATCTCTACAAATCGTGTATAGTTCTACTTATGCAGTTTCTTTGAAGGGGAAATTACTATGTCAGTCAGAGCTACATTTACAACTAAATACGCATCCATGCAATCTGAGTTTGGCGAGTCTTATGCCAGCAAATTGTTTGGTGATTTTATTAACAAAGTTCCTAAGTATTCCAAAGGCAAGAACAAAGGCAAATACAAAGGTCAGTTGTCTTGGACTAAGGTTGACTCTGGTGGTTTTGTTAAAGAGGCATATAACGCTAATGGCGGCTATGTTGAGACTCGCAAAGGTTGGGTTGTAGAAGCTGAGATTAAAGATGTTTTTACACATGAAGTTTATGTGTCTCTTAAAAGAAACACATCTGATAACGAAGTAGTTATTAATTTTGCAAACTAGGGGGTAATATGAAAAACTGGCACATGGTAGTAATTGGAATCTTATTGATTATCTTTGCACAAATTATGTGGTACGCAACAGAAAAGGGGATTGTATGAAAGATAACTTTATGCCTGACTTTGAGAGCAGACCTTGTTTTAGCGAACAAGAGTATTTGTGGGAAAACCACATGAAGAAAGGTGCTGACTTAGATGTACTTGATGTAGATAACTTTGTAGAGTATCTTGGTAAGGCAGTAGAAAGTAAAAAGGGTGCTGAGAAGTGGGAGTTGTATCGCCAATACGCAGAGAAAGGTGATTGGCATAACTTTGGTAGGGCTATTTATTTTTTAGTCCATGACCATATTGAAGATGAACTTTTATAGGGGGATGTATGAGTAAATATTTAGAATTGCGTAATGTAGATGTATCGGACAAGGTAGAGAAGAAGAATGGTTTGTCTTATCTGTCTTGGGCATGGGCTGTAGACACATTGTTACAACGAGATCCACAAGCTACTTGGTCTTATGGCACTCCTGTAGCGTTTGGTGAAACTGTCATGGTATTTTGCACAGTCAATGCGTTTGGTAAGTCTATGACCGCACAGTTGCCGGTAATGGATTACAGGAACAAAGCCATTGCTAATCCAGATGCGTTCTCTGTTAATACAGCTATGCAGCGTTGTCTAGCAAAAGCAATTGCTCTACATGGTCTTGGATTGTCTCTTTATGTCGGAGAAGATTTGTGGGATGATATAGAGATAGACTCTACAAGTCTTGTAGAAAAGATTGCTAAGTCTGCTGATCTTGTAGAACTCAAGGTTAATTTTGCCTCTGCGTACAAAGAAGTTGCTAAAGACAAAGAGGCTTTGAAAAAGGTAAACGATGCCAAAGAAAAGAGAAAGGCAGAATTAAGTGAGACTAGCCAATGAACAGCCAGATAATGTATGCCTTGAGTGTGGAGACAAATGGGGTATCCACAGACTCAAGAGTTCAGAGAGCCATCGTGTATGGGTAGACCAATGCGATGTATGTTTAAAACTCACAGCCGTAGCAGATGCCTCGGAATATGGATATATGAAGGATGGATGGGATGGAGAAAAAGTGGTGTCATAGTTGTCAAGTTTTTCGACAAAAAGATGGTTTTAAGTTGGTAAAGACAGGAAATAGAAACAAACCTGTAATGCGTTGGAAATGTGAATTTTGTTTAAAAAGGGAGTCGGAGAGAAAATATGGGAAATAAATTTTTTGAAAGAGCTAGAAAAGTAGCAAGGGATATAGACGATGGGGTTTATATCTACACCCCAAGCAGCACAGATATTACGATTAGATGGCGCAAACTGTATGGCTATGTGCCTGCAAGTGAGCAAGCAAAGTATCAAAAGAAATGGGCAGAGTTCAGGGCATTAACCACCCGAACTTTAGAAAATGTACAAGCACCAGAAGTGCCAGGAGTCGTGCAATGGAAAAAGTGGCAAAAAGTTTAGTAACAATAGGTATTTACATTTTCTTGCCTTTTGCGATAATTAAACAATCTTGGGATTTAGCGAATACCTGGATAGAGGAAATTATTAAATGAGAAACAAGCATTGCATGGATGCGTTCTACAAGACCCTAAAGGAGATAGATATTCCTTCTGGTCAGTCTATGATCTGTGAGCATTTTTTTGCTTGTGGATGGGATGCAGCCATCGATGCTTTGTCTATCGCATACCAGAGGCAATTTGAAGAAGATGGAGTCGATACTCAGCTTATTAGGAGAGAACCGCAAGAGCCACCATCAGACGATGACAAGGAGTGATTGGTATCCTGTATGTTTTGTAAAGAAAGACTACCAAGCATGGAAGTATTATCAGAGGTGGGCTAGTGAGGTATGTAATGTGTGCGATGATTGCACAGACGAGTATCAAAAAAAGATGAAGAAAGAAAACAGATGTTTTATGGGGGAATGTATGGAACTATCTAGCAATAGTCGTAAATATGCAAAATGAACCAGTTTCTCAGGCTATTATGGTTGTTCGTGAAGTAGAGCCATATAAGTTTGATATACAAATAGAAGGATCTGATTTATCCTTAGAGGTGTCTCAGATCATGGTGAAGTTCTTAAACGATTGTTTAGAACAGATCCACAGAGATACAAAACTGCATTAAGTGAATAGGGGAATGGGGAAATGGAACAAAGAACAGAAGAATGGCATCTTGCTCGTCTTGGAAAAGTAACCGCTAGTCGTGTTGGTGATGTTTTAGCCAAGATCAAAACAGGTGAATCTGCATCTCGTAAGAACTATAAGATGGAGTTGGTTGTTCAGCGACTGACAGGACAGCCACAAGAGTCTTTTACTAATGCTGCAATGGAATGGGGTACTGCCACAGAACCACAGGCTAGGATGGCATACGAGGCTCATACAGGGTTTTTTGTGGAGGAGAAGGGGTTTATCGACCATCCCACGATAGAAGGCTTTGGATGCTCTCCTGATGGGGTTGTTGGGGAAGGATTGATTGAGATCAAGTGTCCTAATACCGCAACGCATATTGAGACAGTCTTGGAGAATAAAGCTCCAAGTAAATACATCCCACAGATGCAATGCCAGATGGCAGTTACAGGCGCGAAATGGTGCGACTTTGTATCATTTGATCCTAGAGTGCCAGAGGATTTGCAACTGTTTGTAGTACGAGTCGAGAGGGATCAGGAGTATATCGACTCGATGGAAGTAGAAGTAAAGCAGTTTTTAAGCGAGGTCTTAGACCTATTTAATCAATTGAAAGCGAGGCAGTTATGTACGAAATGAAAGATGGTAGTTTTAGCCTATTTAAGAATGACAAGAAGC